TGTGCTCCTACGAACAAGTAGCATTCGTGCATGTGGATTCGTAAAATATCTAACTGGATCAGCCACCAACGAAAACGATTTACCCCCACCTGCTGCTCCTCCATATAGAACCTCTTGTTCTGTAGCTGCTAAGAACCTAGTCTGTGGTCCTTTATTCGGTTGGAATATCACCTCTTGTCTGTCCACAGAAGGGGCAACACTCCCCTCTTTCGAGTTTGATGTAGTCCTCATCTGTGGTGAGACTTCTGGTATTTCTACCACCAAGTCTTTCTTTTTCGATCTTCTGGCTTTTCCTTGCCGCTTCTTTGTATTTTTTGGCATACTGCTTGTAGTTTGAGGAAGCTCTACGCCTTTTTTCTTCCATTCTGACACGTTTGTATAACCCTACATGTGTTATGTTTCTACCAGATTGATCAGATAACCATTTAGCTACTTGCCTGACACTGTAATCTTGAAGAAACTTTTTTGCTTTTTCTAAAAGTTCTAATTCTTCAGGGATAGGAATAAGAAGCATGTCATCTTCTTTGTCCTGTTTATAACCAAAAGGTACGTGTCTTCCTACTCTTATAATCGGATACCACTCTCCCAGTTTTCCTTGCAGTGGTATTTGCCAATCTACTTTGGTTGGATGGTCTGCTTCAGTCGCTCTTTTACTCATTATCTTTCGCAGGTAGAATAAACAAAGGTTCTGATGTTTTTACTTCTACTTTATCTGTTTTAGTAAAACCTGCACGATCTAAAATATCTTTTGCTGCTAACATTTTTTCTTTTACACCTAGATCTGTAGGATCTTTCATAACAGAAAACATAGTATACGCAGCTTTTGTTGATGATTGTGCTATAAATTTTTTTGTTAGTTCTGCTATCTCGTCTGTGAGACTATTTACGATCTGTGTAGAGGCAACACCATCAGCATATCCTGCAAGTTTTTTAGCTACAACAGGATCTCCTTTTGCTTCTTCAAACAATACGTCAAGGAACTTCTGTTGTTTCTCTGTTAGTTGTTTTGCCATTATGCCACCATGTAAAGTATAAATCCTAGAGTACCTACACCTAATAAAAGAATAACACCTGATATACTCCAAGTAATTATTGCTTCAATCATTTCTGCTTTACGATACTCTTGCTCTTTCTTTTGTTTTCTTATCCTGCCCTCAGTCGCCACCAGTTCATCCCAAACGGATGGTCCATACGTAAAACTGATCCAATCTTTTAGCTCCTGACGCATAGCCTCTGCTTTCTTTTTAGCAGTGAATATTTCTAAAGCCTCAGCTTCAACAGAACCTCCCATAGCTTTCCACCAAGGGGGGTTCTTATTCTTTTGTTCTAAGTAGGCTAGGTCACTCATGCTACTAGCCCACTGATTTAGTTGACCACCCATTTCTTGGAGGTCTTTCCCAAATTGAAAGCCTTTTTTGAGCGCATTGAATGCGACAGTCGCCCCACCTATAATTGTAACTGGATCGATAACGAGCCTCCTCCCAAAGCACTGCTATTATCATTAAAAGAAAAATTTGTTTCTTTCAGAGGGGCTTACCTGTTAGGATGGCTCTCTCTATATCAAATCTACCAATCCCTAGGTCTTTTAGCTCCCTGTCAGTCATCTTCTCAAGTTGTATACGTGCAACCTTACGTCTAGCTGACTCTGCTCTTGCTTCAATTATCCTGTTGAATATTCTTTTAAACATTTTCTATCCTCGTTATTTATGTTAGCCCTAACTGGGTGAGGATAGTTATATTCAAGTAGTTATATCAGAGTAGTGACAAATATGCAACCCCGTTATGACTTGGCTTTAGGTTTGGTAGTCCAAGCTTCGTTAACATCAGGAGTAGAAGGATCATCCTTTATGTAATGACCCTTTTTGTTTCGAGCACGTACTTTTTCTGTTTCAGGTTTGTCCTGATTCATGATAAACTCTAGAACAGCAGGATCTTTAGTGTGCCATTCCCCACGAATATACTCAGCTAAAACAGCACCGTACTGATCAATTACTTTGTCATCTTGTAGCTTCATCTTCTACCTCTTCTAGTCATGCCACCACCATAAAACATTCCTGTTTTACGATAGTCAATCATACCACCTTTGGCGTACCCTTTTTTCTTTTTCTGTAATCCTCCTTTGGAGTTTCCAGATTTAAGGCTCTTTTTAAAAGCAGCCATAGCTTCGTTCATGGTATCATACTTACTTCCGTTCTTTTCGTACCACTCTCTAAACTTCTGGCCTCCTCCTTTAGGACGCTCACTCTGTCTTTGTTTTTTGTTGTACTCGTAAGTACGTCTTGCAGCTTCTGCTCTTGTTAAAGCACTTTCAGCAACATCCTTAATATCCCTGACAGACATTTCTTTGTTTGCTGCTTTTACTTCTTTTTTTTCAGCGTCAGTCATAACATCTTTAGCGGCAGAACCTGGACGTATTCTAGGTTTCGTTGAAGACTTAGGAGCACCACTAATATCTTTGCCTTTGTTGTTAGCCCAAGCTGTTAGAGCAGAACCTTTGTACTTACCCTTGTTTCTTTTTTTCCAAGCGTCTAAATCTTCTTTTGTTACAGCAAGCATCTTCTTGCCTTGCTTGTTCATGTAATACATTGATCCTGCTTTTTTAGCAGCAGCAATTGTTTTATAATCTTTATATGAAGCCATTGGACTAATCCTTGTTATAAGTGTCAGGAGCTTTTTTGATCCCTGTGTTAAGAGGACCAGAAGACTTAACCATGCCACCTACGTTGTAAGTAGCTACTGTACCGCCTTTAGCGTAAGCTTTCTTTTTCATGTTAGCTCCACCTTTAGCCATGCCTTTCTTTTTCATCATAGCACCGCCATTAGCCATACCCTTTTTCTTTTTGGGCATACCACCTTTGTTCATGTAACCCATCTTGTTACGAACTGATTCAGGTAGTTTTTTAAGACCAGTTTGGTTAGCACTAGGAGCTTTTAATCCTCCTGCTGCGTAACCCTTTTTCTTCATGTTGACACCGCCCTTAGCCATGCCTTTCTTTTTCATGTTAGCACCGCCTTTGGACATACCCTTTTTCTTCATCATAGCACCGCCATTAGCCATACCCTTTTTCTTTTTAGACATGCCGCCTTGATTCATACCTATTTTAGCCATGACTTTACTCCTTAACTCTTTGATAGGCATATCATCTATTTTTTTTGACATACTCCTACCTAAAATTTCTGATATACTTCTTTTTTCACCCATAGAAAGTAGCTTGAGAGCTAACTTTTCTATTTGATCTTGTGTAGCCATTTTAATCTTCCTCACTATTAATACTATACAAATTATTAAAGACTCGTTGCGTATCCCATACGTAGTCCACGTTTTCTTTTGAGTTATAAATATTCTGGTTTGGTTTAAAGTCTGGTGCACCTTGACCTGTTTCAAACCAAGCAGGGTGAGTTACTCTCACTCTATTGTTGGGTAACGCAACAATGTTACCTGTGTACTCCCCTGCATCCAACAACTCTAAGACATGAGATTGTTTGTGCTGTGCAGGATCGTCTGCTACTTCATTGTCAGTATAATCAACAGTGAAGTAATACTTTGCAGGATAGAACTGCCCATCTACTTTTGCTATCCAAGGGGCAGGACTAGCTCTTTCTAATTTGTATACTGAGTGTGTATGCGACATACAATCCCAGGGTTGTGCTAAATACGGTGGTAATTCTTCAGGCCACTCTTCTAAAGGTGTGTCTGCTACGAGTGCTGTCAGTGGCATTCTTGCCCACATTGCACCACCGTGTACGTTCTCTGAGTCATCAAAGTCCGACTCACAACCAGTAAATAAAACTTGAAAACTTAGAGTTCTGTTTGGCATGGTGGTTACACCTATAACCATACAATGTAAAAACTCTCCGTGATAGTCTTCAAAATTCTTTGTGTATTCTCTACGTACCCATGCTTTGAAGTACGGTATGCTACTTTGTAGATACGGCATCTTTTTTGTGTTTCCTTCGCAATTCTGCTTTAGCTTGTTTAAAGACATTTGCTATTGCTGTCTTGCCCATAACCTTAGCACGTTGCTCTGCTACGGTCAATATTTGGATCTTTCTTGCGTAAGGCTTCTTTAGCTTTTTTACTTTTGCTACCGTAGCTTTAGCATCAGCCATAGTAGCAAACTTAATTGATACCGTATCTTTTGGATTTTCATCCGTATATAATCTACGTCCAGACCCTTTAGGTTTTTTACCTGTTCCTACTTTAGGATCTCTTTTCTTTTTGGTCATTTCTTGCCTTTAGGTTTAACACCACGTTTTTTCATATTAATGGCAATGGCTGCTTGTTGTTTTGGACTTTTAACAACACCACCTTTGTTTGCTCTAAATCGTCTAGTTTTATCTGCGATTTTTTTAGGTTGAGCCACATGCTGCTTACCTGACGCCTTGCCTTTTCTTTTAGCTCTGGTTGTAGCGGCATACTCAGCGCTGCTAAGAGACTTAATAGCCGCACTAGGTAAATAACGCTCACCAGTTTTAGAACTAGGCTTTCCACTCTTTGTTCGCCACTTCTGTTTTGTCCACTTTTTTAGAGACTTTTGAG